CCGTGTGTGTTCCCGAACCCGCAGCAGTAATAGATGTTATGGAGCCATTGAAAGATGTGGAAACAGAAAACTGATTGGCTCCAAGATTTGTGGCAATAACATAGTAAGTGGTTCCCGCAGCCAATCCTGTTGGTAGGGTGGTTGTAGTAGTGAACTGAACTGAATCACCAACATTGAGTCCGTGATTACTCAAAGACAGTATGTTTGTAGTGCTGTATGTCACCGTTGCCGTAGCAGTTCCCAAAGTTCCTACCGCATCAGTAAGCAGATACGATGCACGAATATTGTCTGTTGTGGTTGCTTCAGTAATGGTTGTTCCACCACTTGTGAATGTACCGTGGTTCAATCCCTTGATTAGATGCACACCGCCGTTAAGAACTGTTGCATTTGTGCAGGCAACCGCAAGACGAATTTCTTCAATGACATACGATGTGCCTGCGTTCAAATTTACGGGTGCGCTGATTGTAAGCGAAGTGTCGCTTGCAATGGCACTAATCTCATACCATGTGGTGACTGCGGTTGGGTCTGTGGTTCCAAACCCAATTCTTGCTCCAACTGCAATGCGGTCTGTGGTGAACTGTGTGCTTGACCCTGTGATGGTGGTGGAAGAGCCACTTGTGGAAACTGTTCCCGATGTATGCTTATACACGATCCCACGAAGCGAACGAACAGTTTTGTTTCCTGCGACCGTGGTTCCCGATAGAGTAATGTACCCCTTGTAGGTCAAGGTAAATGTGCTTGAGTTAAACTCCGTGAGTGTTATGGTTCTTGTTGTGGCAGCAGTTGCATTGGTTACTGCAAAAATCCAATAGATGTTGTCCGACCACTTGTAAACATGGGGCATATACTGTGCGCCAACAAACACTTCGGGAATGTTTACGATGGCTGCTGGATCGGGAGAGATGTACTTGTCCTCGGGGTTTGATCCTGTGGCTTGGCGAAGAAGCGAGGAAAGCAGGGTCTTGCTGGAGTCGTAGCCACCCGCAGTTGAACCAACGGCAGGAAGACCGCCAGTAAAACCAAGTGTTGCGCCTGTGAAATGGTGATCTACTGCTACTTTCATGTGATTCTCCGTATCTTGACGAACACTCCGACTTTCTGTATTCCCGTATTGGTATCTATGACATATTCAACCAAGTCTCCAGCCGAGATTCCGCCCCACGCAGTCACTCCAGTGTTCTGATTCTTTGTTTGAGATGTCAGGTTCGGATAGTCTCCACCGACAAAACTAGTAAAGGTGGAGTAGTCGGAGTAACTGCTCTTTTTCAGGTCAACGCTGATGCTTCCAGTCTGCCCACCGAAAACAGCCCACTCAAGAACCTGTGCATCATATGCAATTCGGCGGAACCCTTTTGATCCTGTAGACACATCATCAGGAGTGGTGTCTATAAAGAATCCTATGCTCTCTTCCGTTGGACCAGTGGCTCCCGTGTTGCCTCGTGGTCCAGTGGCTCCTGCTGCACCATTGTTTCCAGTGGCTCCCTGTGGTCCTGTTGCCCCTGCTGATCCTGTTGCCCCCGTTGCTCCTGCTGGTCCAGTGGCTCCTGCTGCACCATCGTTTCCAGTGGCTCCCTGTGGTCCTGTTGCCCCTGCTGATCCTGTTGCTCCTGTGTTACCCTGCGGTCCAGTGGCTCCTGCTGCACCTGTCGCTCCCGTTGGTCCTGGCACGGTAGAGGCTGCACCCGTAGCACCTTGCGGACCAGTGCTGCCTTGCGGTCCAGTGGCTCCTTGCGGTCCTGTTGCGCCAGTTGCTCCCGCGACATACACAACAGGAGAAAACCCCAAAGACCGCCACGCAGTTCCAGTCCACTCCCACTGCAACCCATTGAACTCATAAATCTGTCCGCTGCTTGGTGAACCAGGAAAATTGATGCTCATGTGTAGGTTCCCCCATCAACAGAAGGAGAACCCGCATTAGGCTGAATCCATTGTCCGCTGTTGCTGTCTACCACATACACATACAGTATACCGCTGTTGCTGTCAAACCATTGATCTCCTGCACTAGGCGATGCAGGGGGTGTTGGGCTGAATGCAAAATTGACTGTGCCGCCGCCACTACCTCCTGTGCCTCCACCAAGAACCACAAATCCCGAGCCAGAGTCTTCTGGAATGTATCCGCTTGTGCTTTCTACATTGCACACATACGATACGCCGTTGCGTACAACAATATCTCCATACGAATACACCTCGTATTGTGAGGAGCCTGTCTTATATTTGCGATGCGTTCCGCGATAGGTCACGATCCACCACCCTTCACATCCACCCGCTTGGGCTTCAGCACAGGCTCGCCAGAGTTCACCTCTATGCGCTTGCCTTGCTGCATGACCATCACATTGCTATCGGTGATGAAAGAAATGCTTCTACCAGAGAATCCAATATCTCCATCCGCATAGAACTCAATGGTCTTGCCTGAAGCCTTGAGAGTTCCCTCAATCTGCAAGTCAACATTGTTCTTTGTCAGTATTTTTGTGTCGCCGTTGATCTGAATATTTCCGCCACCATTAATTGTAAGGTTGATTGCGCCGTCAATCACAAGATTCAGTCCCTGCTGACCCTTGATGTAAACCTTTTTGTCACCGTGAACGATCTCGTAGTCATCACCTACGATTCGCTGCACACGGGTTCCGTCTGGATTGTTCTGCCAACCGCTGCCGATTTCGGTGAATGTTCCTGACTCGTGGAACTGGTGAATTCGCTCTGCGCCAGGTGTATCATCCCATTCTTCAATGTGTCCACTCTCGGTATACTTCACATGGTTTTTTGGGTACTCTGCCGCATAGGGTGTCTGTGGCTCGCTCCACTTGCCTCCACCAGAAATGTCTGGTGTGCTTGGAATGTCCACCTGAACGGTGGAAGCCCTGTACGCAGCCACCGTACCCTTCATCTTTTCTTCATCATCGTTTCGGGCAAGGCGATTGGTGTCCTGCTCTCCAATAACTGAAACTCCAATTGGAAACTGCTTTGCTTCTACATCAGAAGGCTTTGCGGGATACCGCCCACTTGGATCAGCAAAGCCTTTGCTTGTGTCGGCTCGTTCAAGCGGAATACCGCCAAACGAGCCAATCATCACAGGGTCTTGCGCTTCGTCCCCGTCCCTGAAGAATCCGAACACATGAGAACCCACAAGCAGTCCTGTGGGAGACTGACCGATTCCCGAAACAGCAGCACTAGTAATGGGCTGCATGGGATACGCCCACGGAAGAGCAGATGTTGGTAGTTCAGTTTTGTCTTCAGAATGAAATCCAAACACACGAACTCTGCACCGTCCGAGGTACAGCGGATCGGCGGTGTCTTCCACGACACCGTGCCACCACACAAATCCACCAAGTCCAGCAAATTCGGTCATTATACCCCCATACAATTTTTAGATAGTTCCATCTTGCAACTATATGCTGTAGCAAGAGTGTGTCTTATTGCGGTGACAAGATAATCTCCACTCAAATTCTTATCTTCAACATCATCCTTTGCCGTGACATCTGCTTGAGGCTTTGGAACACGAACACGCACCGTATCACCCACTCTCCTGCTACTATCGCCAAATATCTCTACCGCAATTTTTTGAGCAAGGAAAGAATTGATGTGATATTTTCTGCGTAAATACAAGGACTCTATATTGAAGTTGTCTGCTATCTGATTGTTTGAAGAGTAAACGGTGTACCCCGTAGACGGTTGATAGTAATACGCTGCTCCTTGACTAAACAACCGCGACGATTCGGGATCGTTTTGCCTGAAGTGTGGCTCTGTGCCTAGTTTCTTTATTTTTGGAAACAAGTTTGGCTCAAAAAGATCGGTTACCCGTACCTGTTTACGCAAAAGGTCGTGAACCGCGAGCCGAGACGACACCATTCCGTTCATTATGTTCGAAACTGCATCAAAGCGACTCAACTCTTCTAGTTTTTGTATCTTTTCATACCTTCTAGGCAACACTCCAGACCCACCCACGCTAGATCGCTCTCCACCGAGAACTCCAATGTTTGCAACTGTATACACATAGGTTGGAATGTTTGCAGACGCAAGTTCCAATATGCTGCCAAGACTTCTAAAGCGATGTCCGTCTAAACTTTCATAGAACATGAATGGGCTATAGTCATCTCCAGATTCACTGTGTGCTTTTGTAGACAACCAACTAATGGCTTTGAGAGGCGTGAACGCCCTAGAAACAACAAAGGAATACCTGTCTTTTGTTGGTTGAACAAACAAACGGTTTTTCCATACATTTTCAGGAAAGTGTTTACGAAAGATTCCGTGTACCATCTCCGAAACGGGACCGCTCATGGCATACCCGCAATACTGCGAGTAATCAAAGAATCCCGCTTCACTCATTAGATGCAAAACATACTGCTGAACTTTGCCGTTTGGCAATATCTTGTGTGCATCCAACTTATACACACGAAACACCAACTCAACAGGAGAAAATGCATTCACATCTGTCTTAAAAGACAATTCCACTTTTTCGTGACCCACAAACGGAAAACTTTCAGGCAAGTTTACTCCGTCTTCCATATACAGTTTCGCAGAAACATACGGAGAAAACAAATCTTCATATACCTCTATACGTTGAAACAAGTTTTTAAGATCGGCGGTTTTGTTTCCGATCAAAGAATACACCACAAACTTTTCTAGTTTGTAGTTTCCGGCTGCTAAATTTGAACCGTGTCCCTGAATGTCTGACATATCAAACCCTCAATAGAGACTCTAGTTCCGCAATTGCTTGTCGTTTGAAACGGGGATGTAGCACTTTAATGGTTCTTTTGCTTTCATTCACCGCGTTTTCATAACTGTAATTGGAAACAGCGTATGTACTGTTTTTAGAGCCAGAAACTCCCATATACGTTCCAATATACGTTTCCCAAAACTCTACGATTCCAGATCCAGCATAGTCGATTCCCGAACTAGAGGAAGGATATTCGTCTTGAGTGATTCCAACCATCCCACCAACAACAGAAAAACTAGCAGTTCTCTGACTCATTGGATCAGGCTGAAACAGTTCGTTTGCGCCACATATTCCGCTAGTGTGTTCTATTTCAAAATGATGGAGTGCTTGTGCAGTCGGTTCTACTCGCTTGATGCTGACAGAAAGGGACACACCTCCAGAAACACCAATAGTGGCAGTTCCTTCGCTGAAGTCTCCACCACGAACAACCAATTTAGAGTATTGTGGATTGTATTCTAAAATTTGCGTGTTTAACCCACCTTGTGCTAGTGTGCTACCACGCCCGACAAGGCTAGAGTAAAACAGTGTTCCGTTTGTATTCGATATGTAAATGGTGTAACCAGGATATTTTTGCTGTATGTACTGCTCTAGGGCTTGTCCTGTTTTACACCAATCGTGATACGGATCAATAATGTTGTTGGTCAACAAAACAAGCCAGTGGTACTCCGCGTCACCGTATACTCGTTCAGCAATATGCTCTGGTCTTTCTCCATCTTTTATCTTGTATTCTAAAAAAGCACCATCGGCTCCCTTTACATCATCACTGAGAACCACTCTACGCAATATGTTTGTCACCAAAGCGTAACGAAATGTGTTTCCGTCTCGGACAGGATACTGTAGTACAGGAAATTTGGAAAAATATGCCATCAGAAACCTCTCTCAACAGCATCGCGTGTAAGAATTCCCATTTCGCTGAAGTTAAGCGTAAGCGTGATTGCTGTGGGAGAATTATCGACAAATGTGCTGAAAACAGAATTTGGAGTGTAATCAACTGCCACCGATACCAGCGCACATCTAGCGATCTTTGGCAAGTATTCGTTTTCGACAAAACCCGCTTGACCGCGATCTGGATTGGTTGAAAGAAACCTAATCTCAAACTCGGCAGGAACCCTCAACACAACAAGAACATCTGATTCCGCATCGCCAGCAACTTCTTCCATTCTCGCGGGATGGGAGTGGTATCGAAAAGTTTCGATAATATCTTTGATTTCTTGAACCTCTTGCTGTGTTCTTGGATAAAATTCCCAAGAAAAAGAGAAGTTTCGAAAATCCTTTTGTTTAAACAGTTTTTCCAGTCTTGGGTTTATGACTTTTCCTGTTCCCACTCCAACACTACCAGGCAAAATCTTGTCAAGCGATCCCTGAACAAGTGCTTGAAGTCCCTGAGCAGCGGTGTCCACAGGTCTTCCAAGAAAATCAACCACACCACCAATAATCGCTTGCGATGGATCTTCATACAAAAAGGAATCTTCGTTGTTCACTTTGGTGCAAAACGGAAGATAAATTGAAACCATTTGGTCATACACAGGCTCTCTCGTTGCGGCTTTTGCAACACCCACTGTTCCTGCTACTCCCGTTCCTGTTATTGCAGCACCAGGAACTGGCGCGCCAACTGCGCCGCCTGCAAGCAAACCGACCCCTCCACCAACCAAAGCAGCCTGTCCAATATCAAGATTGGAAATAGAGGTGCTTGTTCGGTCTTGAATTTGCAAACGCTCATTTTCGTCTAATCCAACTCTACCTGCACCGTTACTCAACTCGTTCTCTATGCTTGTTATTCGCATTTGTTCGGATCGAACAGTTTCTTCTAAAACTGATTTAGCCTTACCTGGATTGTTCTGCAACAGGGTTGCCATGTTATCGTTGGCATTAGGATCAACCACCTTTAGATAATTCGGATCATCTATTATGTCGGAATACGCGGAAACTTGCTCGTTGGACAAAGGGCTTTTCAGCAACATATCAGGTGTAAGATTTCCGCCTTCAACCAAACTAGAAAGGGTGTTGAGATTGCCGATCATTTTTACACTTTCGGCTTTTTGAGAGTTCAGACTCTGAACCACATCCTTGTTCTCCCACCTCCAAAATATCTTGAACTGCATTGCATGGGGCACCTGTGCATTTCCAAGATCGTATGGATAGCGCATAACAGACGGTCGGGTGCGCGATCCCCTGCGCTTGGCAGGAGTTCCATCAAGACTTTTGAGTACGGGATCGGCTATTTGATCGTTGTAGAATTGCTCGCTGTACCTACCCGTGCCATACCGATTGGTGGCGACAAAAGGCTTACCATCTGTAGTAAACAATGGGAATGGATTTGGAATGGCAGACATGGAATTCCTCTGATTTGCGACTACATATTTAGTATGGCGTACAAAGGATTTTTTTCCCCCACCAATCCCACCAAATATATGGGAGATCCCACAAAGATTATCTATAGAAGTATGTGGGAACGAAAGTTCATGAAATACTGTGACACCAGCACAAATGTTCTGCGATGGGCTTCCGAAGAAGTGGTAATACCGTATGTGAGTCCCATAGACAAAAAGCAGCACCGTTACTTTGTAGACTTTCTAGTGGAACTGAAGACTCCAGAGGGAGTAAAAACTTGGTTGGTTGAAATAAAACCAAAAAAACAGTGCCGCGAACCAGAAAAGAAATCTAGGATTTCCAAAGGATACATCACAGAGGTTAAAACCTGGATCACCAATCAGGCTAAATGGGAAGCAGCAAAACGAGTATCGGAAACAAGAGGGTGGCAGTTCAAAATACTAACAGAGGACGATTTGTTCGGAAAACCAAAATGAAACCGTCTGATCCAAAAACAGAACTACTCGCTCTGATAGAAGAAACAACCACTGCTCTAGGGGCAACGGATCAGTTGTACATCAGGTTTCTCCAGATGGTGCAGCAAGATCAGAAACTATCTGTTCCCACCCGTCTTTTTCAAGGTCAACTCATATTTTTCAAATACAAGCCCGTGAGCAAATCCCATATTTCAAGAAATACATATTACGATTCGTTTCCTCTAGTACTCGTAACTAATGTGTACCGTGGTGGCTTCGAAGGGGTAAATCTACATTTTTTGGGGGACGACTTTAGAAAATACCTGTTTGATTCTGTAATGCGAGACTTACCGACAATAAAAGGGAGTCAAGAGTGGAGATCGCGTCTACTGATTGATTACGATAGACTAGCAGCAAGAAAGAAATTCAGATTTTTCAAACCCTGCTACAGAAGTTATCTGTGGAAAGGAATGAAACGCAGACCCGTTGTTGTTCCTTTTGATATGTGGGAAGAAATGGTAAACCATAGCGTAGGAAGATTCAGAGAAGCAAAACCAGAAATCGTGTACATACACACACGGAAAAAAATCGTACAAGGAAAAACGTAATGGCAGATGTCTCCGCTGGAATCGGACAGATATTTGAAGCAATAAACCGATCAAGCGTTGCTTTCAGCAACCGATATGAGGTTTTGTTTGGTGTTCCCCAAATATTCAACACTGGAAACTACGATCAATTGCGAAACATGACCGTAAGATGTGATTCCGTCACTGTTCCAGGAAGATCGTTCTCTACCGTTCCGTACAGATTCTACGGTCCAGCAAGAAATATGCCGTATGAAGCAATCTATGCAGGAGAAATGACTCTATCCGTGTTGCTGTCTGCTGATATGCGAGAGAGAAAATTCTTCGAAGACTGGTTCAACCTTGTGTGCCGAAGAGACGACTACAAATTTCAGTACTACAATGATTACGTTTGTGATATGAGGATAGACATACTGACGAGATCAGACAAGCCCACCCACAGATTTATTGTTGAAGAGGTATACCCCAAGTCTATAGGCGATCTGCAATTGTCATACGACAAAGACAATGACTTTCTGCGACAAGAAGTGGTTTTAAACTTCAGAAAGTACAGTTCGGAATACATTGGATACACAAACAATAGTGGCACAAAGCCATCAGACATTTTCCAACTATTTCCGAAAATTCAGTAAAAACAGTTAAAGGACTTCACGATGACTAATTTGAACCTGGCTAATGCCTCGCTTCCCACATATACTATGACGCTGCCCGTATCTGGAATAACAACAAAATACAGACCCTTTGTTGTGAAAGAAGAAAAGGTTTTACTGCTTGCAGTGCAGTCCAAAAGCATCAATCAAATAAATGATGCCATGCGTAATGTGATTCTTGCTTGCACATCAAACACCATCGACACAAAGAAAATCTGTGCAGCAGATGCAGAATACGCATTCCTACAAATACGATGCAAGTCTGTTGGAGAGGAAGTAAAGCCGCAGGCTGTGTGCAATCACTGCGGAAAAGAGTCCTCAATCAAACTCAAACTAGATCAGATAACAATAAGCGAGCAAGACAAGCCAAAAATAGATCCGACCATCGCTATCACACCAGAACTGTCGATTGTCATGAAATATCCAACCATACATGATGTGGATCACGACAAATCAGAAGTGGAAATTGCGTTTGATCTTTCCAAGAAGTGCATTGAGTCCGTGATACTGAATGATCAGATACACCAAGCAAAAGACATAAATCCAAAGGAATTGTCTGACTTCATAGACAATTTACTACCAGATCAGTTTGCCAAGATACTTGAATTCATACAAAGCGTTCCCGAGTTACGGTACGAATTCGCATACACTTGTCCTGAATGCAATCAGAAGGTGAGGATCGAACTCAAAAACGTTTCTGATTTTTTTCAGTAGCCCTGTGTCACACTGACTTGGGGGCTTTTTATCAAACGAATTTCAATCTGATGCAACATCATGGGTACTCACTCCTAGAAATTGAACAAATGATGCCGTGGGAGCGAGAGGTATACATACAGATGCTTATCTCACATTTGAAAAAACAAAAAGATCAAGCACTAAACAAAAAACAACTGTGACCATTTTAAGCATGATGCGAGGCTGAATCATGGCAAAGAAAAGCGTCACACAAAAAGAACTACGACAGATGTATGCTGCTCGTCAGGGAAGAAAGGGCGGAAGGTTTTTGCCCCTATCTCCTGAAATGAAAGTGGGGTACGCAAAACCATCTGTTCAGTCAACCCAAAATACTCCATCTGATATGATCGGACTACTTGAGGCTATTAGAGCACAACGTGCTGCTATGGGATTTGGCACGGGTGAACTAGAGCAACTAGTAATAGGAGAAACTTCGGGGGTCAGAGCGCGAATAAACGCTTACATACGAGAAAACCGCGATCAGTTCGATGTCACGAACCCCGCAGGCGCGGCGGCATATGAGTTGCTGCAAGAAGCAGCGAGTTTGTCTGAAGAGTCAATGAAAGCATCAACAGCAGATGCAAAGCAGATATATCAAAAACTCATATTCATCAGAAAAATTGCTCAACGGACTCGCGGAAACCAATCTGCAATAGCAGGTGAACTAGACCGAATCATTGCTCCCATAGAAGTGCAATTAAAGAAACGCACATCTTTTGCAGAGTATGTGAAAGAAAAAGTACAAGATTTCAAAAAAACACTACCAGAAAAAATAGTGTCACAAATTCCTGTGGTTGGTGGGTTTTTGGGGCAATTCGTACAGCAACGAAGAATTGCATCGGAAGAACTAGAAAAATATAGCGGGCAACTAGGAGAGAAAATATCAGAAAGAACGGGAAGAGGGGGGCTGCGCGGAGGAGACTTGGGAAGAGGAGAAAGAATGGCGGGGGTGTCTTCTACGGGCGGCTCAATTGGGAATGATTCAGCATTAAGGGGCATCAATTCCACTCTCGGTCAAATATACAAAGAAGTTTTCCGTATACGTTCCATGATAGAAAACAAGATGATTCCCGAAAGCGACGCGGCTGAACTGCGGGCGCGGGAAAGTGAACTTGAAGGAACCAAAGACTCCGCAATAAAAAATGTTGTATCAAAAGCAACCGGAAAAGATGCAACAGGCAAAGGAGGGTTTTTATCCAATCTGGCGGCAAACTTGCTCGGATCTGCATTTGGTCCTGCACTGGCTAGCGCACTAGGAGCAGCAGGAGGATCACTAGTCAGATTCATTGGTCCTGCACTTGCGGCGGCGGCTGGTGCAATATCTACTGCACTACTATCAGTAGGAACAACTCTGCTTTCTGCTCTGACAACACTGGTAGTGCCAGCATTGGTGGCATCAGTGGGCGCGGCAATAGGAACAGGTCTTGCTTGGTTGGTAAACACCGTAATAGACAAACTTGCAGGCACCAATCTTTCAGAACTCATGTTTCAATCCGATACATGGACATTTGGTGACGCATTTCGTGACCGTGAACGAGAGGCAGCAGGAAAACAAATAGAGAACGAACAGAACAAAATGCGCTCTTCTGAAGAGTACATAAAGGCAATGTCTGCCGATCCAAGAACGCTTCCCCAACTAGTATCAGAAAAGAAACTGTCTGCACCGCAAGCATTGGATATATTGAGTCGATACGAATCTCAATATGGGGCAGGAGAAGACACCAAAACAATCAGACAAAGACTCATAAAGGAAGAAAGACTACAAAAATTCAGAGAAAACCCAAAAGCATTCATATCAGCATCAGGTGCCGCGCTTTCCGCTGCAACTGTAGCAAATATACCTTCAAGCATTACAGCAATTCAAACGAGTCAGCCAACACAAATGAACGGTTCCGTGATAACACCCGCAGCACCAAATACAAGTCTTGGTCGTATGCTCGGAGAATACTCTGCACAACAAGACGCTCTAAATTTGGCAAAACAAAATCCTGCTAGTAGCGGAAATGCGAACGGAACCACCGTGAACAGCGCAGCAGTTCATAACAACATAAGCAACATAACCAACAACTACAACGATGATTTAAGAAT